ACACAGAATATCTTAGAAATTATAAACTACCTGAAGGAGTAGATTTAGGTTATGAACAAGACGTAGAACAACTAATCAAAATGAAACTACCAAAGAAACTCCAAAAGGAAATCTTAAAAAAACCAATTAGATTAACTAAAAAAATAGACGAGCAAACACAAAGACTAGTCGCATAAAAAAAAAGAGGGAAGCTATTAACTTCCCCCTCGGCAACACATAGGGCACCCTTTATGGGTGCCTTTTTTTTTGGCAACTTCTCCAGCGACCAAAACTCTAAATTTTATAAAACGTATATGTTAATGTTAGTTCCTCTCCTTGTTTAATATCTTTAATTGTTATTAGATTCCACTTCTTATAATCAAACTTAACTGCAGGATCATCATGATTAGTCATTAATAATTCTACCTTAATACAATTAGAATCATTAGCATGATTAATAAATCCACCGAGGGGAGTTCTAATAATCTTTTCTCCTATCTTTATATGGGTCATACCTAAGTTGGTAGCTTTAGGTATTGCTTCTTTAGCAAACAAACCTAGCCCATTAACTTTTGAAGTTTTAATGGTTAGTGAATTGGGTAATGGTTTATACATTTTGTTTAAAATCCTCTAAGGTCCAGTTGGGGTGCTTCTTTAAAGTTTGTACAATCCCACGATAAGACATAGGTTGTAAAAGTAATGTTCTCCCTTGCCAATAGTAGCTTGGATTCTTAATTAAGATAGAAAATTTCTCAGGGGTAATCGTATGATGTTGATCTTTCTTAACTACAGTTTTTATCCAAGCTAACAAGATTGCCTTTGCTTTATGGCGAATCTTTCTCATCTGTTTAGGATTCATTATATTGTTTGAATCAATTTCTTGACATCTTCTTCAAGTTTTTTACCAACAGAATTGGCATGATTGATAACAGCAGCACATAAGTTTGCATGATACTTATATTCTTTTAATGCTTCTCTTATTTTCGCTACAGGTTTTCCACCATAATCTATTACCAAAGCATTGTTTTTATTTAAACCAATCTTCAGTTCAAATAAAAGACCTGTGTGTTTACTGATATCATTTTTTGTCATTGGTCACAACTGCTTCTTTCTTAACAAAGTCAGCCCCGATCTTTGGATCTAATTGATTTAAAGTCCCAAGCATATTCATAAGCTTGACAACTTCAGCATAGGGTCTGGACATCAAGTATCGCATGATATCCATCAGTTGTGTAGAACTTATTAAATAAGTTCTTTGGGGTTGTTGTGTTGGTTTTGTCTTTGAGTTATTAGCCATTCTCCTTTCCTCCTTATATTAATAGCCTTTAAATTGATAATACTTATCCTCTATTAAATCTTCATCTAATAAATAAGTATTAAATTTTCCTTCTTTATTATAGATCTCTTTTAGATCTCTAATAGTTTGGTTTAGTGTTTTATGTTGTTGAAGACAACCACAAACTAAATCTTCAACTTCAATCAATGCTTGTTTTACTGCACCCATTACTCACCTCCTTTATTAATCTATTTAAATACCAATTAGCTTTTTGTAAATCTTCTAATGGTTCTCCTTTAAATTTATATCTTGAAACATATTTTAAAACATTTCCTTTAAGATATCCATGATACTCATCACCAGTCATACAATCACGTATAACTTCTATAGTTTCTTTCTTACCATACTTATAATGAGCAGGTGAATTAACATTATCGTCTGCCATATTCCCTCCTAATTGCTTTTATATCTACAGTTTCTAAATTATAATGACCACCTTTAACTTCTCTTTTAACTATCAAACCACTCCACCACATATGCTGAGTATCTCTAGCAAAATGTTCTGTGTGACTTAGATAACAACCAGCAGATAGTGCATGTAACTTCTTACCACTAGGTAATGTAGCTACAGCATAATCTAATAAATGACTATGTCCTACTGTTGCAGAAACTTTATGTTTATTTAATATACTTCTTCCAATATTTTCACCAGATATTGCAGAACCCATAATACCAGAGGGTAAGTGATGTGAATAATGTACACCATCAATTACTTTTATGGCTTTATAAGGTACTTCTCTCCATCCATACTTCTTATAATGAAGATCTTTTATACTTATAGATCCATCTAGTTCTGGATTTTCATCTACAAACCTATCAATTCTATCTTCATGATTACCAAGAATCATAGTCTTAATTGGTTTATGATTACCCAAACCTTTATTAAATAAAGATAAAGCATGATGTGAATGCTCCATATCTTTTTGGTATCTTCTACCTTCAAAGGATTTCTTACCTCTATCATATGTAGATAGAGAATCCATACTACAAAAGTCACCCATGCATATAACATGTGTAGCTTTTATATCTGCAGCCATTCTCCCTGCCCACAGAAATCTATCATTGCTTGCTTTGGGTGTGCAATGAGGGTCACCCATAACTAAATGTGTTGCCATTAGTTTAACTCCTTTTCTCTTTTCTTTTTTAAGTATTCAATAAAATCTATAACATTATCTTCATCATCAAATTCAGCTGTAGAATTTATCGGCATACCTTTGTTGTTTTTTTTGTCGTCAGCAAATCCTCTTAAACCATACAAGAAAGTTGTATGTGGATCTGATGTCGCCATTTTAATCATTCCTCTTGCTATCGTACTACACAATTCATATTGTTCAGTAGACATTTTGGCTTTACTATCCATTACTATACCACAGGTAAAGCCTTTTTCCCATGGAGTGACTAAAACTTTTATTGAGTTTAACATATCAAATTTTTTATCTTTTGTCATTTATACCAATACCTTTTAAAATTTTCATTATTATATTCTACAATCTTATGTTCAAATCCTCTCTTCATACTTTTCTTACCAAAATCTTCTGCTTCCTTTTCATTATTAAATATTATATTAGTAAACATTCTATATTCCTTATCCTTTTTCTTTTTAAATATTACAAAGTATAGCATCATTGGTACTGATGGAGAACAGACCCCTCAAAACTATCCCCCATCATTCGCTAAAGTCTTATCCTGTTTAGGATTATTCACTTCAGTATACCAAACCCATTTAGGGTTTTTACCTTGCGATTGCTGCTGTGGCAACAACTGCAATTTGCTTCCCCAACAAGGAAGTTTGTATGGGCAAAATGAACACACAAAGCCCAAAACTTTATTACCTGTTTTCTTTGTTCTAAATGTTTCTTCAATATCTGAATAACATCTTTTAAAAGGTTTCTTATCAGTAATACTTTTCATATTATCTTCAGCATTTTTAATTGCTGTAGCTTTATATTCATCATCTGCTAGTGGTGCCTCACAAGTTAGCCATTCACCAGTAGATTTATTAATTACAATCCACCCACCAAATGGTACCTTCTCACTTTCACTATATAAATATCCTTGTGATGCATAACCAAACGCATCATCTTTTATAACTTCTTCAAAGCCACCTGCTGGTCCAAATTTCTTTTCAAAGGAATAAGGTGACGCACTCTTAACATCCCAAATTTTCTTATCAATCTTGACATCATACCTTCCTTCAAGTGTTGATCCATTAAAGTTATACTTAACACTTTTCTGTTCATCTTCTATATTTACTCCTGCTGATTTCATTACGAATATTGCTAATGCTTCAATCAAATCTCCAAATGTATTTCTCATCTTAGCATTATATGGTTGACCTTCACCTTTAATATTTTTTGCTTCCATCTGTAACTGGCACAAAGGTCTACCAATATTAGACATTCTAGGTTGAAATCCTGTTTTACGTTCTTCTGTAAACTGTTTGCGTAAGGCGTTTTTACACGCCTCACCAAACTCTTCAACAAGTTTATCAGATATTTTAACAGGTTCTTTTGAAACCTGATTTAAGTACATTTGAACTTTGTTGATTATATCAGACATTAGTTAGACAGTACCTCAACTGGATCTTCAACTTGTTTAACTACCTTTGCTGACTCACCATCAGAAGATGTAGGTTGACCTTTCTTGGCAGCTTTATAAAGATCAACAACTTCAGCATTCTCTGTATTAATTATATCTTGAAATACAGTTAATGTTTCCATATCTTCTTTTGACATTTCTAGATTAGCATCAGCATTAACAGAAATCTCTGGTGTGTAATATACATTACCACCTTTTTTCTGTCTCTTTGAATCAATTGAAAACGTAGTAGTAAACATAAGTTTCTTACGTTTATTAACTTGATCCAATGCAGAACCTACAGGTGCAAAAGCTGTACCTGTAACTCTCCAAAGAACAGGTAGGTTAGCTACTTCATGGTCTTCACCATTAGCTTTCTTACCTTTGAAAGATAAGATACCATATAATAATCTATAACATCTTATAGTTCTTTGTTCTGCTAATTGTTCTGGTGTAAGAGATGTTCTTTCCTTAAATGGAACTTTACCACATCTAGTACCACCTAGTATATCTATCGCTTCTTCTTTCCAATTCTTGAAAATAATAGAACGATTTACATACTCTCCTTTTTCAGGATCATAATGCATGTATTGCATCGCACTGATAAAAGGTCTGAAGGTAACAGGTTTGCCAAAAACATTTTGACCTACACTTGCATCATAAGTGAACAAGTGTCCCACTGGTAACTGATTACCATCGTCATCTTCAGGTGAACGATTGATTCCAAGTCGTGGTATATTTATACCACCACCAGAACCATCATCCTGCCCAATGGCTTGCATAATCTGCTCATTAGACATATTTTTTATATTTGCTATTTCATTAGACATATAGCCTCCTTATTTATATTTACTGTATATCATACTTTTGAATAAAAAGCAAGTTAATTTAATATTGCAGATGCTATGCAATACCAAAAACCTAGGAAAAATGCTACTTCAATTACGCCTGCGACAATTGGTCCTAACATATTCTAGTCTCCTCTTCTGTAATCTCATATGGTAAACTTTCCATACGAGCAAACCACATTAAATAACTTTGCAGTTCTTCATCTTCGTTAATATACAACTTAGAAGGTACCCCTTCAAAGTTTTGCTTTAATGATTGAAGTTTATCATAAGCTTCTTCTTGCTCATCCTTACCCCAATCATTTATTTCTTTATCAAGTAATGGTACTTCTGTCATTATTTATCTCCTGGTACTGCCCATATCGCTATAGGTAGTATACTTTTTTTTATACGAAAAGAATTATAGGCTTTAATTATTTTTCTAAAACCTTTATCATTACGCATAAATCTTCTAGCATGTGTTTTATTTTTAAACACACCCACATTAGTTACGCTTGGACCACTACATCCACTTTCGGCACAGTGATCTACTTCTAATTGTATTATACAATTATCCATTAGTCCTCCTTACTTGGTTTTATAGTTATAGTCATCTCTATATCATTATGATAACTTTCTAAAGTTTCTTCATACTCTTCTAATAAAGGTATAATTTTTTTAATCATCATACCTCTTTTAGTATCTAGAGTACTTTCAACTTCTAAAGTTTTGCCCTCTTTACCATTTTTATATGGATAATGATAGCTAGTTACTTTTAGATTATTGATGTACATTA